AGAAATTCTACGCCCAGGAAGTGCTGGGGGATTATCTGGCGATGGACGGCGGGCGTGTCTATCCGTCGTTCACGCGGGACCAGCACGTACGGCCGACATCGGTGAATCCGGACCTGCCGCTGCGCTGGGCGCTGGACTTCAACGTCGATCCGATGGCGTCGGTAGTGGTGCAGACGAAGGGCGAGATGGTGTGGGTGTTGGATGAGATTTATCTGAGGAACAGCTCCACGATGGATGCGTGCTCGGAGTTCGTGCGGCGCTACCCGAAACATGCAAAGGGCGTGGTGGTCTACGGCGATTGCAGCGGGTATCAAAGGCAGACCACGGGATCGACCGACTACGAAGTCATCCAGAAGTACATGCGAGCGTATTCGAGCTTGGAGCCGAGCTGGCACATGGAGCACAAGAATCCGGCGGTGAGGGACCGGATCAACACGATGAACCGGCAGTTGAAGTCGGCGGCGGGCGCCGTGTCGATGGTGGTGGATCCGAAGTGCCAGGAGCTGATCCGGGACTTTGAGGAAGTCACCTATAAGGACGGTTCCGGGGATATCGATAAGAACCGGGACCGGATGCGCACGCACGTTTCCGACGCATTGGGATATCTGGTGTGGCAGGAGTTTCAACCGCAGAAGAGCGGTGGACCGCAGGATCGAAGACTGAAGGGCTTATGATGCACAACATCAACCGGGAGCATCCGGAATACGTCGCCCGAAAGGCGATGTGGAGACAGTACAAGGACCTTTACGCGGGCGGGGAGAGGCTGCGAATGAATGCCTCGGAGTACCTGGTGCGGCGCGATCAGGAGCCCGGCGAGGTCTACTCCGAGCGACTCAATCGTGTGTTTTACGAAAACTACATCGGCTCGATTGTGGATTGGTACGCAGCGACTTTGATGCGTCGCGAACCGGTTCTGCAATTCCAAGGGAGCGACGCCGGCGCCAAGGAATTCTACAACGTGTTCTCGGACGACTGCGATTTGAAGGGGACCAGCCTTCACGAGTTCTTCCGCCAACTCTTTGTGGGCGCGTTAGTAAACGGACGGAGTTTCGCGGTTGTGGACTTTCCGCGGGCGAGCACTCCGGCGCGAACGCGAGCCGAGGAGGACGCGTCGGGACGGTCGCGCGCGTATTTGATGGAGTACGGCGCGGACGAGGTCATCAACTGGAACTATGACCAACAGGGCGGACTGGACTGGGCAGTGATCCGCACGTCGTGTCTGCAGCAATCCAAGGTGACAGATGCGAAGTGGGAGCAGGAGACCCGGTGGATCTACTACGACCGGGAGAATTTTCAGATGTTCCGCAAAGCTGGGGACGCAAAGGAGGTGGAGCTGATCGACCAGGGACGGCACGCGCTGGCCGCCCTACAGCGCGTGCCGATCTTCGAAATGAATGTCTCCGACGGACTGTGGCTCATGAACAAGGCCGCGCTGCTGCAGCTGGAGCATCTGAACAAGTCCAACGCTCTGGCTTGGGCCCTGACGATGGGGCTGTTCGCCATGCCGGTGGTCTACTCCAACCGGGATTGGCAGCAAATCGTCGGGGAGAGCTACTACATCCAACTCAGTCCGGAGGATCGCTTCGGCTGGACCGAACCGGAGGGAAAGGTCTATCAGATCGCGGCGGACAACCTGGTGCGGCTGAAGGACGAAATCTACCGGGTGTGCTACCTGATGAGCCAGGCAACCTCGGGATCGTCCGACCTGCGCGTCAGCGGATTGAGCAAGCAGCGCGATTTCAGCGTGACGCAGGAGGTGCTCCGGGCATACGGCGACATGGTGAAGGAAACCATGAAGCAAGTGTTGCGGGCGGTGGCAGGGGCACGGCAGGACGGTGTGGCGATCGACGTTTCCGGCATGGACGAGTTCGACATCGGTGATTTCAGCAACGATCTGGACGACGCCCGGAAGCTGCTCGAGCTGGGGATCGGATCGCAGACGCTGAAGAAACAGATTTTCAAGAAGCTCGCGCTGCAATACCTGTGCGATGCACGACAGGAGATCAAGAACCGCGTGGCGGAGGAGATCGAAAGCGCGGCGTAGCGAAGTGCGGAGGAGGTCACGGGAAGGACGGATATGGAAGGTATCGACATTCAAGGAATTGTGCGACAGGCCGTGCAAGAGTTCGTGAGTACAGAGCACGCACGGAGCGAGCCGGCTTACAAAGCGGAACTCGAAGAGGAGCGGAAGCGGCGCGAGCAGCTCGAGCGCCGGCTCAATGAGCTTGTGGAGGAGAACAAGCGGAGCCGGAAGGTGGCAGAAGAAGCGGACCGAAGTTCGGCAGTCCGGGCGGAGCTACAGCGGCTCGGTGTGGCGAAGATCGATCTGGCGTTCAAGGCGGTGCAGGACGGAATCGTTCGGATGGAGGACGGGCGGCTGATTGCCCGGTCGGAAGCCGGCGAATTGCCGATGAAGGATTACCTGACCGCATTTGTTTCGGAGAATCCGGAGTTTCTGCCGGCGCGCATTGCCGGAGGAACGGGGATGACGGCGACGCAAAAAGCCCCAGCGGGAGGCCGGGAGACTGTGGACCTGGAGCGAATTCGTCCAGGCATGAGCGCCGATGAAATGCAGCGCGTACGGGAAGAGATTGTGCGCGTAGCGTCGCAGACTCTACGGGGACTGTGAGAAACCAGGGGTAGGTTCGGCCTGCCCAGAGAAGAAGAAAAGGAGAGAAGGTTTTGGGAGTTATTACTTCGAATAACGTCGCGAACGCGATCGTAAAGCTGGTGGCGGCCGATGCATTGCCGGTGCTGGTAGGGAACCTTGTGATGGGCAACCTGGTGAATCGCGACTATGAGCCGGTGCTGGCGCAGGCCGGCGACACGGTGAACGTGCCGATTCCGCCGACGATGGTGGCAAACAACATCGCGGAAGGCAACACGGTGCAACTGCAGAGTCCGAATCTGGGGAACGCGCAGATCGTGCTGAACACGCACGCCGAAGCGACCTTCCAGATTCCGGATGTGACCAAGGTGCTGGCGGTTCCGGACCTGCTGAAGATCTACATGGAGCCGGCGGTGGCCGCGATTGCGCAGAAGATCGAGAGCGACCTGCTGGGCCTGTACGCCGGCTTTACGTCGAACACACCGGTGGGCACGCCGGGCACGGCGATCACCGAAGCGACGATCGACGCGGCGGAGACGGCGCTGTTCCTGGCCAAGGTTCCGACCTCGGCGCAGAAATTCATGGTGGTGGATGCTTCCACCTATTCGGCATGGCGGCAGATCCCGCGATTCAGCGAATTCCAGACGGCCGGCGACGCCGGTCTGCGGTCCCTGATTGACGGCAGTGTGGGCAAGATCAAAGACTTCTTTGTGTTCCGTTCGCAGTTTGTGCAGAAGACGGGGAGCAGCCCGGTGACGACGCATAACATGGCGTTCACCAAAGACGCATTGGGCCTGGTGGTGCGACGCCTGCCGCAGCCGCTCCCGGGAACGGGCGCAATCGCGGAGTACGCCGAGTTGGGCAACTTCGGCATGCGAGTGGTGATGAGCTACCAGCCCAACACCCTGGCACAGCAGTTCACGGTGGACGTGCTGTACGGTTGCGGCGTGCTACGCAACACTTCCGGCGTTCAGGTCAACACCTAGCGACGGAGGGCGGGGCGAGCTAGTCATGGGCCCGCCCCGCCTCGCACTGCCGCCGGCGCGCGGCGTGAAACCAAGAGGATGAAGAAGGGAATACAGCGATGGACTTGCGAGTGTACTACCAGAAGATTCGCGATGCCGAGGCCAAGATTGCCGAAGAGTTTCCGATCGTGGTGAGCATCGACTCCGCCGACGGCGGGAAGGAAGGCGTGAAAACGGAAGTCACGCGGCAGACTGCGGCCAAACTGCTTGTGGAAGGCATAGCCAGGCTGGCCAGCCCCGAACAGGTAGCGGAGTTTCGCGCTGCTGTCACGGAAGCCAAGCGTGTGGCGGACCGTGTTGCCGAGGCAGCGAAACTGCGACTCACGATTCTCTCCACAACCGAGATGGAGAACCTTCGGGGCGCGGCACAGGGAACGAAGGAGTAGCGAAAGCCATGGCGCTTTTCACCGACGGACCTGCCTCCAGCATCGAGGATCTACAGGGCCACGACACGCAACTGTTGGACGTCGCGAACACCGAAGGGATCGACGTCACGCGAAAGCTGGCGTTGGCACAGGAAGAGATCTCAGTGGAACTGGTAACGCTGCTTGCGCGATGGGAAAGCTCGAGCATGACCAGTCGTGGGCACCATCTGGCGCACGTGGTGATTACGCCACCGTTGAAGCTCTGGCATACGTTT